CCATGCGGAACTGCACGCTCGATCGCGCTTCGGATGCCCTCCAGATTGTCGGGCAAATCATGCGCCATCAGCGAGGTGCGCGCCGCCATCATGCCACAGCCGATATCGACGCCGACCGCCGCCGGGATCACCGCGCCCATCTCTTTCTTTATCCGAAGGGAAAGCGCCTGAGCGGAAAGGGAAAGGTCATGACTTGCCGCGCATTGAAACGATTGTGCCTGATGCGGCCGGAACGTATGGCCCAAATGTTGCTGAGTGGTGCAAGCGGATTCTCAAGATTGATTTGATGCCCTGGCAGCGTCACGTACTCGATGGCCAACTTGCGTTTGATGCTGATGGCAAGTTCATCAACCATGTATCGCTAGTCAGTGTGGCGCGTCAAAACGGCAAGACAGTCGCGCTGAAAGCGCTCGTGGGCTGGTGGCTGACTGAGTATGCGCTTGAGGCCGGGCCACAGACGATTCTCACGACAGCGCACCGACTCGATTTAGCGACTTCGCTGTTTCAGGATTTAGCGCCAACCATCGAAGCCAACTTCGGTGTCAAAGCAGTGTGGGCTTACGGTCGTAACAGTCTCACCGTTGGCGAGTCGCGTTGGTATGTGAAAGCGGCCCGGCCATCAAGCGGTCACGGTATGTCATGCGACTTGATCGTTGCCGACGAGGTATTCGGTATTGATTCCGAGACTCTTGACATTGGATTGCTGCCGACGCAACGTGCCAGGGCTAATCCGCTTTGCTCGATGTGGTCAACGGCAGGCACCGAGGATTCGATTGCGATGTTGCGTTGGCGTGAGCAAGGCATACGAGCCATAGACGAGAAAAAACCCGGTGGCCTGTACCTGGCGGAGTATTCGCCGCCACCTGATCTAGACCCGATGAGCGCAGCCGCGTGGGAATACGCCAACCCAGCGCTCGGACACACGCTTGACATTCGCACCATTGAGCAGGAAGCCAAAGGCCCGAACCGTGCCGGATTCCTGCGTTCTAGCGTGAACCTATGGGTACAAAGCGAACTCTCATGGCTGCAGCCTGGGCGCTGGGAATCGTTGCATACCGAATCGCGACCCGTACCAGGCGGAGTATTGGCGTGCGAAGTCTCGATAGACGATGGGAGATACGTGGCGGTCAGAGTGAACGCCAATATTGCTGGGATTCTGACTGCGACTGTCGCATTCATGTGCGAAACCGTGACACAGGTATGGGATAACGTGCGTCAACAGTTGCGTAACAATCCAGGGCTCACGCTGGCGATAACGCCCACGCTTGATACCAACTGCCCTACTGACTTACAGCGCAGGCGCATCATCGTGGGCTATCAGGAGATTGGCCGCTTCACGCAACTTGTCCGGCAACTGATCAACGAGGGCCGCGTCAATCACACTGGTGAAACAATGTTGGCTGAACACATCGGCCGCGCGGTAGCAGTCAAGACACCTAGCGGCCTTGCGTTGTCATCCACCAAATCGAGTGGCCCGATTGAGTTGGCCCGGTGTCTCGTGTGGGCTGTTGGCATGATGAGCCGACCGCGACCGATGGTGAACAGACCACAGATTGCATCGAGCGCCTAGACTGACTGCACGATGGCTATTTTCTCGCTAAAGCGCGCTACCCCGAACACTCCTAACGCCCAGGTGGGTGCTGCTGGCGCTGCTGGCAACCAATTCGTCGGCAACTTCATGACGTACACGGCCGGATTCGACCGGCAGTTCGCTATTCAGATTCCGACTATCAGCCGTTCACGCGATCTTATTTGCGGCATGATTGGCTGCTTGCCGATTCGCCAATACTCAAAGCAATGGGTAAATGACGAGTACGAGGATGTTGATTTGCCTGATGACACTTGGTTTCATCAGCCAGACCCGAACGTCACCAGATCATTCATCATGTCATGGACAGTCGATGACCTGATTTTCTACGGCCGCGCATTTTGGGTGATCACCAGCCGATTCGGCAACGGATTCCCAGCCACCTTCACTTGGATTCCGGCAGCCGATGTGCAGACACGCGATCAAGCCGGGCCACTGTGGTTCGGCCCCAGCAAAGAAGTGTACTTCAACGGCAACAAACTGATTCCAGATGACGTAGTGCAGTTCATCAGCCCCATTCAGAGCCTGTTGACCAGCGGTAGCAGAGCGATTCGTACAAACGTCAATCTCGATACCAGCGCTGAGCGCTTTGCGCGTAACCAGACACCAGCAGGCGTATTGAAGCAGACCGAAGGTGAGCCGTTGAGCGCTGAGGAATTGAGCGAACTGGCTGCAGGCTTTGCTAGGGCACGTGAAGGCAACGCGATTGCTGCGTTGAACCAGTACGTCGATTGGAAAGAGTCGTACATGGATCCGAGCAAGTTGCAACTTACTGAAGCCCGGACATATCAGGCGCTGGAAATGGCGCGTGTTGCGAACATTCCGCCTTACCTTGTCGGCGCACCAACAGGTTCAGGCATGACGTATCAGAACGCGCTGCAAGCGCGTCAAGACCTGTACCTATTCGGTGCCAAGCCGTACATCGAATGCATCGAGCAGACGCTCAGCATGAACAATGTGACACCACGCGGCCGATACATTTATCTTGACGTTGATTACTACCTGGAGGAAGCAAACACTGTGCCGGGGGAGGACAACGCTGCACCTGCCCCGGCACTACCTACAGAGAGTGAGAACGACTAATGCTGAAACTAACCGCTGCTGACACATTCGTAATCGCCGAGGAAGGCGAGTCGCCACGCACCATTTCAGGTGTCGCGGTGCCCTGGGATACCGAAGCCACCGTCTCGGATGGCACTCGCGTCAAGTTCGCCAAAGGCAGCCTGCCAACCACTGGCAAGAAACCAAAACTGCTCAAGTACCACGACGACACCAAGCCTGTAGGCGTGGTCACTGGCCGGGTGGACTCGGACAAGGGCATGCTGTTCACGGCCCGAATCAGCGCCACGTCAGAGGGCAACGACATGATCGAACTGATCAAGGATGAAGCCATTGACGCAGTGAGCGTCGGTGTCAACCCCATTGAGTTCAATTACGACGACTCAGGCGCAATGGTCATCACCAAAGGCGATTGGGTGGAGTTATCATTAGTGACAGCACCTGCGTTCCGCGGTGCTACGATTACAGAGGTTGCAGCGACCGAACCACAACAGGATGAGGAGTTACAACCAATGACCGACAAGATCGAGACTGCCGCAGCAGTCGCTGAAGTTCCAGCCGCTGCACCTGTCGCCCCTGTGTGGGCCGAGGCCAAGCGCGAGTTCAAGATGCCATCAGCCGCTGAGTACATCAGCAAAGTGATTCGCGGTGGTGCAGAAGCACACCAGTTTTTTGCCAACCTGAAGGCCGCTGCGCCCGATGTCGTCACGACCGATACGCCCGGCATTCTCCCTGAGCCGATCGTCGGCCCGGTGTACAACAACTTCCGCGGCTTGCGCCCAGTCGTCGATGCAATCGGTGTCAAGGCAATGCCAGGTGGTGGCAAGGTGTTCCGTCGCCCAGAAGTGACGACCCACACGACTATTGGCTTGAGCAACGGCGAAAACCAGCCGCTCGATCAGGGCACGTTTGTTGTCTCCAACAACAACGTGACCAAGAATGTCTACGGCGGTTACGTCAAGTTGTCCGAGGAGGACATGGATTGGACAGAGCCCGAAGTGTTGGGCCTGCTGCTTGATGACATGGCGCGCATTTACGCCAACCAGACCGATGACGTTGCAGCTGATGCACTGGTGACTGGCGCAACCCAGACCACGACATTTAGCAGCCCGATGACCGACCCGTCAAACTGGGCCGCATGGATGTACGACGCATCATCGGCAATCCTGACTGGCTCAAACGGCAACCTGCCAACGCACCTGTTCCTGTCTCCTGACCAGTGGGCAGCGCTCGGCAAGTTGAGCGACGATGCCAACAGGCCGCTGTTCCCACAAGTCGGCCCGATGAATGCCTTTGGCGCACTTCAGCCGGGTGGAACCGCTGGCAACGCATTTGGCCTGACGGTCGTTGTTGATCGCAACTTCGCCAACGGCACCATCATCATTGGTGACCCAAGCGGATTTGAAATCTTTGAGCAACAGAAGGGCGCAGTCCAGGTCGAAGCGACCGATGGTTCACTGTCTCGCATCATCAAGTTCCGCGGCTACTTCGCGACGCTGATGATTGACGAGCAGAAGTTCCGCAAAGCCGTCTGATCTAGTTCGCATCCTCCAGGCGACTAACTATGGCCACGCTGACGGTTACCCATAAACAGGTAATCGAAGGCGTGGCCGTAGTTCAGATACTCGAACCCATCAACTTTGAGGTAGGCCAGAGCGTCACGCTCACCAACATGGGTGCGCCATTCAACGGCACCCACAAGATTCTGGCCCTGCCGGAGTACTACCTAACTGGTGTCAGCGACGAAGGCGATTACCAATACGACTTTGCGCGCATCATCACCAACCAGGTGTTGTTCGCGCTCAACACAGACGACCTAGAACGTCAGGCCGTTACCGCAGGCAACGCCACCTACTCCATTACCTGCACGTGGATTGCCCTGGGCGATCTTGAGGATTACCTCGGCTACACATTCACCAATCCCAGCGCCGACTTGGACATTGCCACGATGGCTGTAGGCGCAGCCAACGCATTCGCGTACCGTCGCAGGCAAGAATCTGGCTACTTTGATAGCCCCAGCACAGTGCCCGGCCTTGATGTCAAACTAGGCACCGCACAGTACGCAGCCATCCTGTACCGCGAAAAAGGCAGCGTCGAAGCCCTGGCATCGTTTGACCCACTCGCTACTGGTGGCCCGGTGGCAGGCAACTTTGGTCAAATCATGCGCCTTCTGGGTGTCAATAAACCGCAGGTGGCCTGATGCCTGGCATGTTCGCTGAGGGGTACGGCCTGCTAGTCACCAAATTGCAGACGATTACCGGGCTGCGCGTATTCGATGACCCACGCACACTCAATCCACCATGCGCGTTGGTTGAAGCACCGAGCATCACAATGCACACCAATGTGCAATCCGAAATGGAATACCGCGTGGTAATCATCGCCCAGGGCACTGGCGACAAACGAGTATTGACGACATTGCTTGATTTGGCTGATTTGATTAGGGCAGCAAAGATTGGGCTTACGTCAGCCCGGCCAACCACGATCAGTTACGGCGGCCTCGATTATGCCGCGTACGAACTGACAATCAACACCAAAGTAGTGCCATAGGGCTACTAGACTGCCAACAGGCTTGCAGCGAGCCTCCATCAAAAGGAGTTTCGCTACATGGCAACTGCAACGACATACCTGGCCTCCCCCACGTTCGGCATCGGGCCGAACCTTGCTGGCATCAAAGACCTGACCGATCAGTGCAAGTCGGTGGTCATCACCAAGTCGCGTGAATCACTCGATGCCACATCATTCGGTGTCACAGGTCGCCAGTATGTAGGCGGCTTGACCAACGTGACCGTCACGGCAACGCTGCTGATGGAGTACAGCGCTACGCCCGGCACTTATGTTGATCTCACTGCCCTGGTAGGCACCAATGTGTACGTCGCAGTCAAGCCGACCAGCGCAGCAATCAGCGCCACAAACCCAGAAATGCAGATTACGGGTGGGTACCTCGAATCACTGGATTTGGTGAATGCCAGCCTCGGTGAATTGTCAGAAGTCGAAATAGTCATCACAGGTGGCACCCTCGTCGAAGATGTGACCGCATGAAATTGACCCTTGAGGTGTCCTACAAGACACCAGCAGCGGAATCGGTCACAGACACGGTTACGACAACGATTGCCACTGTTGCTGCGTGGGAACGCAAGTTTAAGCGTCGCGTCAGCGATTTACAGGCCGGTATCGGTGTTGATGATTTGATGTTCATGGCATGGCACCAACTGACCGTCACCAAGAAGGAATCACGCGATTACGACGCATGGCTCAACACCGTTGAATCATTTGACGTGCAAGAGGTCGCGCAGACAAACCCTACGGAACCGGCAGCATCCGCAGACAGTTAGCGGAGTTGCTGTACGTGACTGGCTACTGGCCGCCCGATGTGCCGTTCGATCAGGAGGATTTGGCGACGGTTCAACTGATTGCAAAGAAGGCCAATCGTGCCCACTGAAACACGCATTGAGATTTACGGTGTCAAAGAGGCACTAAAAGAACTCAACAAGATTGCGCCTACATTGCGCCGACAAATCACCAAAGATTACAAAAAAGTCGTTGCACCAGTGATCAAGGATGCACAGTCAATCGTGCCGACGCTTGCGCCGATGACCGGAATGGAAGGCGGCTGGAAAACCAAGAGTGGTTACGAAATGCTGCCTGCTAGTGGTTGGACTGGCATCAAAGCGCGAACGATGTATTCGGCTCGAATAAATACGCGCCGGGTCAAAGAGTTTCGAGGCAACCTAGAAAACGTGGGCACATTTAGCATCACATTCAAGGGCTTGATCAACACCGTGTTTGATATTGCAGGCCGAAAGAGCAGTGGCACTGTCAATCAATTCAGTCGCGTTGGTTCACACGGCAAATTGGTTGGCACAGTCGGCGGCCCACAAATGATTGCAGTGTTGAATAGTCGATACAACCGAGGGTCGCGCACACTATGGCCATCATTTGAGCGCAACCGCAACGAAGTTGAAAAACAAATGACGCAAATCGTTGAGGATGTGATGAAACAGGTCGGCCGTAATCTCGTCTCCAATCAAGGTTCGTAGGATTGACGTATGGCTGTCTCATTACCTATCGTCTCCGAGTTTGACAGCAAGGGCATCCAGAAGGCCATCAATGAGTTCAAGAGCCTTGAGGGTG